TATGGTGCGGGCGGTGGTGGTGGCGGCAACTCATCCAGCAGCGCAGCGAATGGTGGGGCTGGAACTCAAGGATTCATTCTTGTGATTTATGATCCATACATTCCTTTGTCGGGCGGCAACATGCCAATGCTGGGAATGTAAAATGACTGTTTATTCAGGCTACAAGCTTCTCGATTCTCAAGGGAACACAGTTCAGGAATGGAATGGCCAGCCGGGCATAATCACAGGCCCGCCAAATCCATTGATTCTCCCCAACGGCGTGCAAATCTGCGCGCCTGAAATAAATGTGCCGTACGATGGCGGGTACATGCTCGTCCTCATCAACCCTCTTTAATCTTCCTGCAGCGTTTCGATCACGACCTGAGTCTGGGCCGACAGGCCATACTGCTTGACGACCCGGAGATCCACGACCTGAGCATCATCATTGAACACGATGCCGTTCAGGCTGTCGGAGATGATCTTGCCGACGTTATCGGAATCGGGCTTGCTGGTCTTGTAATGCGCGCCCTGCTTCTTCCGCTTCTTCTCACTCCATGATTTAGGCCATGGCCATGTGGCGTGGATCGTCATCGACACCGGGACCATGATCAGCGGCTGGTCGTTCATGCACTGCGCCGCGATGACCTGAATTACCGACATGGCCATGCGCTGCTTGCCCGGCGTGAAATGAACCTTGCCGTGCGTCCGCGCCCGCGCCCAAGCCACGGGGATGCCGGGAACATTGAACCTGATCTGTCTCATGCCTGTGCCTCTGGTTGCTGGTATTTCAGACTCTTGATAACATAATACTTGTCTTCTTTCGCGATGTAGGCGGATGTCGGCCGCCGCAGTTCATGCGACCGCTCGAAAGCCTCGCGCGCGCTGCGCGGCCCCGGCAACTTGCCGCCACCTGCTACCCAGTGCTGGAGCGCCTTCTGATAGGGGAAGGATCCAACCGGGTGCGAGAAGCACAGCCACTGCCTGACATCAATCGCCCGGCCGTTCTGGATGACATACTTGACCACCAGTGTCGGCGGCTTTCCCATCTTGTTGTGGATGCCATATTCGGTGTCGAGAACCGGCATCAGGCCCGTGTCCTTGCTCTTCGACAGGATGTCAACGTCTTCCGGCTTCGGCGCGTGCTTCGGCTTGTCATCGACCGGCCACTCATATTGACAATAGGGGCAGGTCCGCATGGCGATGGGCACATAGGCCTCGCAATCCGGGCATTCCTTGCACGGAATCTTCGTCTCCTCCTCAACGTCACCAGCCTTCTTGCTCTTGTCCTTGCCGACAACCATGTTGACAGGCCCGTGCTTGCGTACGTTGCCCGCAAAATCCAGAATCAGCGCGTTCTCCTTGCCGGGTGCCAGCCGAAACCCGCGCCCAACCTGCTGGATGTAGAGGCCAGCACTCTCTGTCGGGCGAAGCAGGGCGATGAGATCGACGTGCGGCACGTTGAATCCAATGGACAGCACGTTCACGGAGGTCAGGCACTTGATGTGGCCATCGCGAAAATTCCTGATCAGCCGGTCACGCTGTTCCTTCGGCGTGTTACCGTCGATCTCTTCCGCGTTGACTCCAAGCTCGCGCAGGGCATCGCGCATCGCGATGGCGTGATCGACACCGGCACAAAAGCACAACCACGCCCGGCGGTCCTGCCCGCGAGCGACAATCTCTTCGGCCGCGCGCTTCACCAGATCGTTGGCCATGGCGGCCTGCTCAAGCTCGCTGGCGATGAATTCGCCACCCCGCCTATGGACCCCGCTGACATTGATCTCGGCCTTGGTGGCCTTGGAAATAAGCTGGGACAGGTATCCTTGTTCGATCAGGTCGGAGACGTTTGCATCATAGACGATTTCATCGAACATCTTGTCATCGCCCTTGTCGAGGCGACCGGAGTCGAGCCGGTATGGCGTGGCGGTCAGGCCAAGGATGCGCATGTCCGGGTAGATCTCGCGAAGCGATTTGAAAAACTTGCCGTACATGCTTTCAGCCTTGCGGCTGATCAGGTGAGCCTCATCGACAAGGATCAGGTCGAACTTGCCCAGCATGTCGGCCTTGTTCCACACCGACTGAATGCCGCAGAACAGGATAGGGTGGTGCGTGTCACGGCGGCCGATACCGGCAGAGTGAATGCCTGCGTGGGCATCAGGCCAGATCTTGATTAGTTCCATGTAGTTCTGGGCGATGAGTTCCTTGACGTGCGTCACGATGCAGATCCGCATGAGCGGGTAATCGTGCCGCAGTTCCTTCAGAAGCTGGGCGATGATCAGGCTCTTGCCGCCGCCGGTCGGAATGACGATCAACGCATCGCCGCCACCGGCTTCCCAGTGCTGATAGGTGGCATCGATGCTTTCACGCTGATATGGACGTAACTCAATCACGTCTTCTCTCCATCGATAAAAATGGTCTTGTTGAGCATCTCATAGGTGACGGTGTGCGCGACCGGGTCCGCGGTGACCTGCCTGCCCGGCACCAGCGCCGGAATGTAAAGATGATCTCGGCAACCAAGCCGTTGTTCTTCTGGATGAAGAACCTTGTCGTGATGGTCACAATGGAAACCGTCTTTCACCGGGGTGGAGTGCAGGCAGGTGCGGCAGTTCCGCGGCGAGAAAGCACGCTCATGGCAAACCTTCAGCGAGGGACAAAAACGACAAGCGAAGGCAGCCTTGGCGGTAGGATCTTCATGCAGCCGTGAAGGAGGATTAGGAGAATCAATAATACGCTGGCCACGGCGAACAGTTGTCTCAGCAAATTCCGCATTGTAGGCGACATGCTCCGTGTAGAGTTCATCCGTGTTCTTGTTGTGCGCCATGTAGAGCGCGCAAGGTGCTCCAGAAAACTGCATGTAAAGTTGCATCTGACAATAATGCCCGAACTTGGATTTTTTTACGCCGTCAGACACTAACTTCTTGAAGCTGGTTTCATTGTGGGTCTTGAATTCTAGCAGGTGTTCATTGTGTGAGCATCCGGGCATGAGCCCTGTCGCCATGCCATCCGCATGGCCGCGCAAATGACCTTTTTCATCGCGGAAAGCCCATTGCTCAAAAGTGTTGGGATCCGTGCGGTAAACCTTCAAGCCGACTGCCTCAAGGTCGTCCAGCATGCGGGCCTCCTCACGGTGACCGGTCTGGAACAGGCGCAACATGCGGCCGTCGAAAGCTTCAGGCGCTCTGGCCCACCGGAAAGCATACCAGAGCGCCCTGTCGCATTCAGTGCCGAATGTAGACATGCCCAGATAGGTGCGGTCCTTCTTGTCGGCGGTCTCCACATAATGGCCGTAGATGGCATCGACCAGAGTCGCGCTCCTCACCGGGATCTTGGGCATTATTCGATGTCCTTCACGGGCTTGGTGGTGATGCGGGTGGACTCGGAAATGTTGAAGTAGCTGTCGTCCAAAGCATCGCCCAGAACCTCGCGAACCTTCTTCACGTCGAGCCGCTTGGACGTGCTGGTGCTGGCGCTGACGATCCAGTTTTGGCCCTTGACCACGGAGCGGCCGCGCGCCTTGAAAGCATCCTTCAGTGCATCCAGCCGGGCCTCATAGCCCTTGATCATGTCGTTCAATTCACCGATCTGGTCGGCAAGCTCTTCGTCTGGCGTGTTGTCGAATTTGTCGGTCATTTCTCTCTCCAGAAAATGCGAGGGCCGAAGCCCTCGCTGTTGACGTTACTTGCGACCCGCGAACGGGTTGGTCTTTCCGGCCGGGGGTGCCGTGCGGCCGGGGATGGCCGGGCGCGCAGGCGGCGTCTTTGCGGCCGCGGCAGGCTTCTTGGTTTCGGCAGGCGGGGGCGGCGCCTCGTCACCGTTCAGGCTGTTGAAGCGCGTCACCCGGTTGCGCGGCGGATAGGGCATGCCGGTCTTCTGGTCGATCTTCGGCTCCTTCTGGCCCAGCGAATTCTTCACCATGTCCTGCTTGTAAACGACATGCCCCATGAAGGGCTGGAACAGCAGCACATCGCTGTCCTCCAGCACGGCGTTGAAATCCACGCCGCAGGCCTCCGACAGGCGCTTGAGTTCGCCCAGCGCAATCTGCTGGGCCTGCTGGTTGGGGTTCTGCACGTTCATCGACGTGAACAGCTTGCGCTCGCTGTACTGGCCATCGATGATGGTGAATTCCACGTCGAGGCGATAGCCGTTGCGGGCGGCGGTTTCGTTCAATTCCGTCTTGGAGACGTGCAGGACATAGTCACCATCGGGGATGGGTTCCGCCTGCCGGGCCGACTCGACTTCGTCGGGGTTAAAGCTTTCGTCATAGAGATCGATCAAACGTGCCATGATCAGGCTTCCTTCTTCTTGGTGGAGGGGATTTGTTTAACTTCGGCGTCTTGCTTGGTGCTGGTGAGGTATTTGGCGATTTCGGGCCACCCCTTGCCCTTCGGCAGCATGATGGCTTCCGGCATGTGGAACCGGTTCTTGGCAACGAATGCCGGGCGGCCGTCCGTGAACAGCCACCGGGTGCCGCCGCCTTCGGCGTGGACGGCCTTCTTGCCGAAGCCGCCTTCCGACTCCTTCACGACGACCTTGGTGTTGATGAAGAGGACACCATCTGCAGCCTGCGTGATCAGGCCCTCGCCCCGCTTGTGGAGCTTCAGGTCATATCGCTTGTAAGGCTGCGCGCCCGGTTCCTCATGATTGCTGGCCAGCGCGAGCGCAAGCCAGATGACGGTCATGCCGCGGTCGCGGCGCAGGTAATCGCACATGTCGATCAGCCGACGCCAGTGGCCGTCAGCCATCAGGTATCCCTTGCCGTAGCCGGGCGTTTCAATGTTGGCCCAGTTGTTCTGCACACAGACATCCGCCCAGATGAGCGGTTCCAGCGCATCGACGCTGTCGATGATGACGGTCTTGAAAGTATGCTCTTCCTGATAGAGCGCCGTCAGCGCCTCATCGACCTGCGCCCACGATGTCAGGTCACCGAAGGAATTGACCTCGACGCCCTTGGGCGGGCGCTCCGGTGAGATCTGCAGGTAGACCGGGTCCGGGGCGTCGAGCGCCAAGGTGGTCTTGCCCATGCCTGCGGTGCCGTAGAACAGAAGGATTGGCTCATCTTCGTTGTGCCCCTTCTGCAGCGATGCAAGTGTCAGTGCCATTACGCTGCCTTCTCCATAATGTTGTTCTGCAGCGTAGAGAGAAGCTTGATGGCTTTCTCGACCTCTTGCAGAAGGATCATCTCTTTGTTGGGTTCTGGGATCCCGTAGGATCCATCGACAACATCAGAACGGTTGTCGAAATAATCAGACGCCGATTCCAGCGTCTCCATGATTTCCGCCATGACGGCTTTCGTGTTCATTCGTTTACCTCGTTCGCTCGTTCAAGTGCGCTTGTGTCCGCGCAGCCGTTCCGTTTCCGGGCGGCGACTCATGCATACGCCCCGTGGCCGCCTCGCGTCAATCTGCTTTTTTCGTAGAATGGTCGTTGACTTTCCTTAGATCCGACATCTAAGATTTGCGCTGTCCCGACAATGGCCAAATGGAGAACGCCAAAATGGAACGTCTTATCAACTGGTTCAATGCAGAACGGGGGCGACGGTCGCGCATGACCGAAATGCTCAAGCTGTCGCCCGGCGCAATCAGCCAGTGGAAACGTGTGCCCAGATGGCATGTTCGCGCCATTTCTGAGATCACCGGCATACCCATGTATGCACTGCGGCCGGATCTCCCCGCCAGTGTGCTGCGCAAGAGCGGGCATGCAGAATGAGCCTGACAATCAACTGGACTCATGAGATGGTGGATGTCGGCCTGAAGCTCTGGCATGAGGGCAAATCCGCAACGGAAGTGTCGTCCGCGCTAAGTCATCAGTTTCAGTGCAAAATCAGCAGAAACTCTTGGATTGGCAAGGTTCACCGGCTGGTGGCGCAGGGAAAAATTGTGCGCAGGGGAGGGTCCAATCCAGTGGTTCGCGACTCGAAATTGCCCAGTGGAAAAGAGCGGAAGGTGCGCCTGCCCGCGGTCAAGCCCGTCGTCAAGCTGGCAGATCGTCCATCAACGTCCGCCAACGTCCTTAAATGGAAGCAGCCAGAGAAGCCAATATCAAGGGCCGGTCTGGTGACGATAGACAGGGCGACGGGATGTCTCTATGCCGTCACCAACACATCAAAGGGAATTCACCTGTTCTGCAACAAAGCAACGCACGGTGAATCCAGCTATTGCCAAGAACATCATGCGCTTTGCTACGTCAAGCCGGGGAATTTCGTCAAAAAGAACTGGCGGATTGTCCGGTGACACTCCGCTTTACCGGCCACAGATCCGAAAACCCCGAAGTGTGCGGCGTGTGCTTCCGCGCGGCTGGCCACGTTGGCACGGTCGAGCCTCGCACGATGCCGGGGGTTCAGTGGATGTGCAATCTCTGTAACGCCAAGCTTGGCATGAAAGTAGCTCTCATGACGCCGACAAAACTTGAAAAGGCAGAGGCCGAAGCTTTCGACGGTGCCATAGAAACCCACATCACGGCCCTTGTGGCGGCCATCATGGCCGTCATGTGGGAGAATGGCATCAGGGATCTCGACGCAATGGATGGCCGGTTCGAACAAGTTGTCGAAAAGATTTTCGAGAACGGCGAGCCGTCCAAGGCCATTGCCCAGATGTTCCTGACATACTCAAACAAGATGCGCAAAGCGACATCCGCGCTGGATGATCAAATTCCGTTCTGATGGTGATCTAGCATGGCATCTCCCTTTTCCTCCGTTGTCGGACAATTGATAGCCAACGGCTATCATCCGGTTCCCATCGCACCTGACAGCAAGGCCCCGGCCGAATGGCGCGGCGGCAAGTGGCGCGGCATGACCGGCTGGCAGAAATACCGGCATGAGCAGCCGAAGGAATTCCTGATCAAGGTCTGGTCGAACTGGCCTGATGCCAACGTGGGCATCGTCACCGGCACCGCGGTGACGCTCCCGGTTCTCAACAACGGCATCGTCACCATGGTGAAGTACATCGTGGTGGCGGTCGATTTCGACACCGACGATTACGACATCCTGCAGGAGCTTGAGGCGGCGCTGCCATATTCTGCCGTGCGCAAGAAAGGCCGCCG